CGGGCGCCAGACCTACATCGTCGGCGATTGTGCAGACTGGCTCATCAAGACCTGGCCACTATTGAGCGCCCAGACCAAGGCCATCATCCAGCGCGATCTGGAAGATGAATTCAGGCGCGACGACGAGGCCCGTTCCGACGGCCACGAATACAAGCCGCTTGGCGCAGATTGCGACCGCTTCCAATGGGCGCGCGTCAGAAAGCTGTGGGCCGAATTATGACCACCGACCGCCGAAAGCGCCGTGTCTGGACGCCCGCAGAAGACGACCTCATGCGCCAGCTTTACCTGACGCACACGGCCCATGAACTCGTGCCGATCCTGGACCGCCCGCCCAAAGCCATCTGGCAGCGCGCCTACGATCTAGGCATCCGCAAATCGCGCGACTGGATCGCCGAACGCGCACGCCAGGCGAATCTTCGTGGCGATCACGGCGGCCGCGCCCATCGCTTCAAGCCAGGCCAGAAACCCTGGAATTACGGGATCGAATATCAGGCCGGCGGGCGCAGCGCAGAAACCCGCTACGCGCCAGGCAACCGCAGCGGGCGTGCCGTCGCCATGTGGCAACCCGTCGGCGCCACGCGCATCAAGGACGGCTATCTCGAACGAAAGATCAACGACGGCATGCCCATTCATCGGCGCTGGCGTGGCGAACACCTGGTCATCTGGGAGGCTGTCAACGGCCCGCTACCCAAAGGCCACGCCATCGTTTTCAGGGACGGCGAGCGCACCCACATCACCCTTGAAAACCTCGAACTCGTCAGCCGCCGCGAGCTGATGCGCCGCAACACCGTGCATCGCTGGGGCGAAGAAATCGCGCGCCTGGTGCAACTCAAGGGCGCCATCACGCGCCAGCTCAACAAACAGGAGAAAACCGCATGAGCCACAATATCGACGAACTCTACACCACGCTCTTCGCCACCCTGCAGGCAGCGAAGGACGGCACGATGGAAGCCGAGCGCATAAAGCTGATCGGCGACACCGCGCAGGTGATCATCAACGCCGCCAAGGTCGAGGTCGAGCACGCCAAGGTCGTCGGCGGTTCCGGCAGCGCCTTCATCAACAGCCGCGATCCGCGCACGCTGCTGCCCGGAGAAACCACCCGTGAAGCCACCGGCACCGGAACCAAGACCATCCATGCGCTGGCCGGCGGTGCGACGGTGACAACGCACAAGATGCGGGGTTGATATGGCCTGGGAAACCCGCCTGAGCGGCAACACGCCGAAATTCATCGACATCTTCCCGGTCGGCGCCGCCGATTCATCCGGCGCCATCGCCCGCGTACCGATCCGGGACGGCTACCTGTCAAGCAACCTCAAGACCGCGGCGTTGCTCGCCGAGGCGCCAGCCTTACTGAAAGCGCTTGAGGGGCTGCTATCGGCCGTTCAGCGCAGCGGGTGCGCGGATAGCGGACCCGCGCAGGACGCCGCCGCGGATGCCATCTTCAAGGCCAAAGGCGGTCTATGACCTGGCTACTCACCGCCTCCGGCACCCACTTCGACCTGGTCGACCCGCAGCCTGACATGATCAACGTCTTCGACATCGCCCAGGGCCTCGCCAATGAATGCCGATACACCGGGCAGTGCCGCTGGTTCTACAGCGTCGCCCAGCACGCTACCCTGGCCAGCCAGATCGTGCCGGACGAATTAACCCTCGAAGCCCTGCTGCACGACGCCGCCGAAGCCTACATCAAGGACATTCCGCGCCCGCTCAAGCTGCTGCTGCCGGACTACCGGGAGATCGAGCGCCGCGTCGACGCGGTGATCCGCGATCGGTTCAGACTGCCTACCAGCATGAGCGATGCAGTCAAACATGCCGACATCGTCATGCTTGCTACCGAGCGCCGCGACCTGATGGCCGAAGACGACACCGAGTGGGAAATTCTCCGCGGCGTCACCCCGCTTGACAAGCGTATCCGCTACATTCCGTCGCGCGTTGCCGAGGCGCACTTCCTGCGCCGCCTGCTCGAGATCGGGCTGTCATGAGTCTCACCGCCCACCTTCTTTTCCGCGAGCCGACCCGTCTTCCAAAAGGCCGCATCCGCACCCACAACCTGGATTCCCAGCGCCGGGATGCGCCGACGGCGGATCAGGTCGAGCACGCCGCCCGGAATACCCAGACCCGGCTGGCCAATGTCGAAAAAGTCTTCAATGCCATTGCCGCCGGGCACTGCTCGACGGTACCCATCGAAGACGCGACCGGGCTTTCAAAAAGCACCGTTCAAAAAGCCCTGCATGAACTTGAGGACTGGCCAGGGGGCGGACGGATCGTCCGCACTCGCGGCGGCCACAAGCCGCATCAGTTTCGGATCTTTGACGATAACGGCGCCGGGTTGATCGATCAGGCGGGCGAGCACATCTGACGACCAATCACAGCGATGCGCTACAAACTCATCCATCAATTCTGCGCCGAAACCGGCTATACACCGGCGGCAGTGCGTGCCAAGATTCGCGACGGCATCTGGCTTGAAGGGCGGGAGTGGCGCAAGTCGCCGGATGGCCACATCCAGATCGACATCGAGGGGTACTACGCATGGGTGGAGCAAAACACTACGACGGGGTTCGCTCCCGTAGCGAAAAAAGCATCGAAATCGACTTCGTCTACCGCGGCACCCGCTGCCGCGAGACCTTCAAACTCGCCCCGACCCCTGCAAATCTGAAGCGGGTCGCCCAGCACCGCGCCGTCATCCTCGAAGCGATCGCGCACGACACCTTCGACTACGCCATCACCTTCCCGGAATCAAAAAACAGATTCAAGTTCGCCGAGCGCCCGCAAAGCGCCGGCCTACAGCTGGAGGACTACCTTGAGTCGTGGATCCTCGGCAAAAAACGGCAACTGAAGTCATCGACCTGGGACAGCTACAACAAGATTGTCACCATGCTCAACATGACCAGCCTGGGCCGTGTGCTGCTGCCCGAGCTACGCCGCACCCACGTCAAGGAATGGTGCGCCGCCCAGGCCACCTCCAACAAGTGGCTCTCCAACGTCCAGAGCGTGCTGCGCTCCGCGCTCCAGGACGCGCTGGACGATGACCTGATCGAAACCAACCCACTCTACGGCTGGAAGTACGAAAACGCCGAAACGCTCAAGACCGAAGACGACGTCGACCCATTCACTGCCGAAGAGCGCGAAGCGATCCTGAATGCCTGCCGCGATCCGCAACACCGGAACCTGTTCGAATTCGCGTTCTGGACCGGCCTGCGCACATCGGAGCTGGTTGCGCTTACGTGGGAGGACATCGACTGGCTGCGTGGCGAGGCACGCATCAACAAAGCCAGGACACAATCGGCGGTCGCGCCGGAAACAACAAAGACACGCCAGGGCGTGCGTGATGTCAAATTGCTGGCGCCGGCGCTGAAAGCACTGCAGCGGCAGAAGGGGAATACATTTCTTGAAGGGGGAGTGATATTTCGAGATCCGCGCACCGGCGAACCATGGACTGGCGATGAACCAATCCGTCAGGGGCCATGGAAAACGGCCCTGAAAAAGGCAGGGGTCAGGTACCGCCGGCCCTACCAGACCCGGCATACCTACGCATCGATGATGCTCACCGCCGGCGAGCCGTTGGGGTGGGTCGCCAACCAGATGGGCCACCGGGATCTGAGCATGCTGGCCAGGTCATACGCCCGCTGGATCAAGTCCGCGACCCCGGACGTTGGGAACAAGGCCGTGGCGATGTT